ATTGTTCCAATTTCTAATGGCGTCAACGTAAATGCGTCTTCAATAACAGTACTTAATGTTACGGGGTCTACTAAACCTGACATAGGTTGTGTAGCAGGTGCAGCGTTATAGTTTGCCGCATTTAAAGTGACAGCGAGGAATGGCAAAATAGGGTCAGTAATTAAAGAAATATTTTCGATATTAGAAAGAGACTCAACCTTAACGTCTGTTACATCATTTGTATCCGGATATAAAGCACCAGGTGAACTTTCATTCTTATCAGATATAGTAAATATTCCAGTGATTGTAACGTTTGGTGTTCTGTCTAGTGTTGTAATATCTCGTATTATATTTAAAGTATTGCCAACATCCATCTTAATACCAACGGCTGAAGAATTTTGGCCAATGACTGTTCCCGTATTACCACCACTATCAGTTATTCTTTCCATTGGAACAAATGATAAGTCTGCGTTATTTAAAATAATAACTTGGTTTGAAACTTCGAGTCTTGTATTAGCTATCGTATATCCAAATCCGCCATCAGTTACTTTATAATCGACTATACCTGTAAACTGGTCTTCCGTATCAGTAACGAGGGCTACACCTCCAACACCATAATCACTTTTAATATAAACTTCATCGCCAACTACATTACCTATGGTACCACCAAAGTCAAGGTCGACAACAATGTCAGAAGCTGAGCCATTTAATACGCCGAAGGATATATCTTTACCATCCACACGGGCTACAATATCGTCATACCTTTTAAACGTACCCTTTACATCAGACAAATATAAGATTGGCGTAAGAGTATTATTTAAAAGAATAAAGTTAATTTTATCAACTGCAGCCGTTGCCTTTGATACAGATCCAATAATTGTTTTGCTTAATAAATCAAAATATTCGTAATAATTTTCACTGGTTGAATCGTAAAACAACCCGTTGTTTGGTATCATCTGTAGATAATTACCAGTCTGCCATTTAGAGGTAGATGGTTTTAAAATGTATTTAGAAGGATTAAATATTTCAACATCTTCTTGGTAAAACATTCTAAAGAATAAAATAACACTGGACGCTGAACCTTTACGTCTATATAAATCCAATATGTTTTTAACAACTAATCGTACACTTGTATCGTTTAGTAAAGGTAGGTCCGCTAAAAACTTTTTCTGAAAGAATAAAATCATACTCGATAATGTTGTAGTAATATCGCGGTATTCAAACATCCTTCTTGCATTATATATTGATTGGTTAGGTGTTGTCTCTAAAAATTTATAATAATCGGTAACAAGCGAAACCAACTCATCGTTATTTTCTCTATAAATCGCAGGAAATTGCTGAGCAATTTTAAAGGATATTTGTTTTTCTACTTCTTTTGTATTGCTAACGGGCATTTGTTTGTGAACCTGTAAGTTTAATTGTTACATCAGAATTTTTAATTCCAAATATTCTTCCTGCTGGTGCTTTAATATCATTTGATATTGTATTGGCCTGAATTTTAATACCTGATCCGACAAAGCCGTTAGCAATAAACCCAACTAAGTTAACTTCACCAGTTGTATAATTTACACTTCCAACAATTGGTTTGATAACTTTAGGATTTGCAATATCATTAGCAATGACTTGGATATTTCCACGGCCATCGTCTTGTAAATATACATCAGTACCGTCAAGTGTATATACACCACTCTTAATTGCTGGTTTATAATCATTAAATCCGTCAGCAGTATCAAAAGGATATGGCTTAACAAGAGCTGCTTCAAATTTAAACGATGGATTAAGAGCAATACCTAATGCTGGTGAATATTCAATGTAAGGCATAATACTAATTGATGTACCAATGATTGCTGTTTCTAAAGCGTCAATAGATGTAGCTATTTTAGAAATCCTTGCAAATGTATTAAAGTCATCTAAATAAGTATCACTATATAATTTAATAGCATCTCTTATCAATACATCTAAGTCACCTTCTGATTTACTTGTAAGCTTAGGATTATAAGTAACATCAACTGTTGTACAACCATATATGAATTTTGATGGAACGAATACAGGTTCAATAGCCAATGGACTTCTATCTTTTAAATACTCAATATAAGTATTTGATAATGTTGTAGATAAACTCGTTTGGTTTTGACCAAGATATATTGAAATTGCAACCTTACCAAACTGTGGAGGTTCTAAATCCTCACCACCATATGCAGCAACTGATTGGATTTCAGGGAAGTTTGATTTTAATAAGATTTCGTAATCAGATGTTGTTACTGCACGTTCTTGTATCTGTAATGATTTAGGAGCAAAGTATCTAATGCTTTCCATTGACTCTCGTTCAGCACCATTACTTGCAACCTGTATTGTTTCAACTACCGCCGAACCTGTAGTAGTTACGAGTGAGAAAGAAAATGCTCCATTACCTTCAGTACCCGATGTAATTCTATAACGTACTCTAATATCCTCAAATTCTTCTGGTTGGAAACCAAAGACATTATTACCAAAGTAAATCGTATACCGTCCATCAATATATGGTTCAATATAAAATACTTTATCTGTAGGTCCAACGCCAAAAATATCGTTCTTTCGTAAGAATACATTTTCGTTTTCTGTAGCTTCAGCATCAACGAATACTGAAATAGACTCAGTGTCTGCGTTTTCGTTTGATAGTGTTACCCTTAAAATTCCATCGTCATCAACAAAGAAACCTTCACGTTCAAAACTGGCTAACATTTGACCTTCAAAGATTTCAACGTTTTCAGCAACGAATGTTCTTGGCGCAGTTTTCTTGGCAACATACATTTCATTAGTTACAAATTCAAAATTTTCACCGTTATAAATTGTTGTGAAAGGTGAGTACTGAGGAATTGTAATTGACTGACCTTCAGCATTATCATCTGTAATCGTAACCTTAACGATAGCCTTGGCAGACCTTCGTGACCTAGGTAAATAGTTTAATTCCTTTGCGTGAGAAACAATAGAGTTTCTTAACACTGCAGAGTCAAGGAACATTTCATTAACTGCCATATTTGTATAGAAGTTATTTTGATAAGTATTATATGCTAATACATCAAGCAATACTGACATGTTTGAACCTTCAAAGTTATAATCTTTGAATTGAGTCTGTGATTGTAAATATTGTTTAAATTGAGTTTTGACCGCGTCAAAATCTAATTCTGAAATGTTTAACTTGGCCATTTACCGAGTCCTCTCTAAAAATACATCAACAGATATAGGTTGTTGATTATTTGATATGTAAAATTCAATTTGTATCTTAACAACGTTATCGTCGATATTTGAAGTTACATTAACATCAATAACCTCTGCTCTTGGTTCATACAAGTCGAGTGTTGTTCTTACTTGATCCTCAATCATTACCATTACGCCAGGTGTTATATTTTCAAATAACATTGCTCTTAAATTACCACCGAGTGCTGGCTGCATTAGCCTTTCACCGCGATCGGTTAATAGTAAGTTTATAATTGATTCTTTTACTGCGTCTTCATCTTTATTAAGAGTTAAATCTAACGATAATGGACTGACTTCAAGGTTCTTCTTAAAGTCAGAGTATATAGAGATTTTCTTTTGTCTCTGTGTTAATAAATTTACAACCATTGCTTGGTATCCGTTGCTTTATAGTTATTTATAATGATTCATCTAAAATAGATTCAATTCTAGCTAAAAAATCAGATGATAGCGGTTCGCCACGAGGTGCCAGTGGTGGTGCCAGAGCTCTAATATTATCAGGCGGTAGTCCTGGTAGTGTTGATTTTATAATAGTACGGAAATCTATATTAATTTCCTCCGACCTACGATCTATATGTAAAAACTTGTTATAACGAATAATACCATTCCACCCTAAGTTTC